GTTCGGCCTTCTTCTTAATCTTGTGCTTTCCTTCGCCTAAAAATATGAAAACCTTTGAATTTACCGACATGTATTCGTGGATTTCTTGGAATCCGGAAAAGTTGCTATGCGGAACTGAATTCTGATGGGTTAATCCAAAAACGGGTTGCCCCAAACACAAATAAACACCCATATGATATCCCGTATCCGAGTTTTGGTCCGACACCTCCATATATTCCGGCGTCACCTTGAATTCTTTCTGGATCTTCACCTGCAAAATGTTCTTGTAATTGTCGTCGTTTCGTATCAAAGACATCCAGTCCACGTGTTTCTCAAACACCTTTTCCACGAATATTTGCGCCATCTGGAATCCCGGCCCCGATAAAAAAAGGTTTTTAAAAAGATGTCCTTCATCATTCACCTCCATCTTATTGTAGTCCAAAAATATTGCACCTAAAAACGCCTCAAAAACACACCCCAACTTCTTCAAATTGGTTCGCGTATCTTTGGACTCGGCGTGCTTCGATAATACCACCCATTTATGTAGACCCATTTCATACGCCAATTTGCCGATCGCCTCGTTCTTCACGAGGGCAATCTTTTTCTCGGTCATAAAGCCCTCATTCTCTTTAGGAAAACGCAGGTACAAAACCCACTTGGCGATCAGTTCGAGAACCCCATCCCCGACGAACTCCAGGCGTTCGTTGGACTTGGTGTGCAAAGGCATGCAATCCGCGGGTTTAGGCACAATCACAATATTGTTTGCCTGGTTTTCCAACTCGGGGCGACGCAAATAAGACTTGTTGATGAATGCGCGACGATACAGGTTGATGTTGGTGATCGGGATATTAATTCCGTAAGTTTGCAAAAGCGTTTCGATATCTTTGTGTCCAATCTCTTTGTTTAGCGGATTGTATGGGTCGAAAACGTAGATTTCCTTTCCTAATTCGTTTTTTTCAATGCGGATATCATCATCCGAATTGAAAATAGATTTTATGGTTTGTTGTTGAGCGGACATATTTAGTAATATACTTTAGTAGTCATTATACTTTTATATGGTTTTCAAAACTAAAAATAACCTACGGACCCGTTTCGCTTAAGGGAAACCTACGGTTTCATCTATGACCCCTTCCCTTAAAAATATTATTATTATGGGATCATAAGTTCCCTTAATTTTACTATTAGTATGGGATCATAAGGGAACGACGAGTTCCCTTAGTTCCCTTAAAAATTATCTTTCTGCAATATATAAAATGACCTTGTATAACGCCGCAAAGAGAGCAAGAACTGCTGGACAATTAATTAATCGTAATTCAGGAGGAGGAGACAAGAAGATGGGTCTGTTCCCCACTGTTGGAAACGATTCGTGGACCAGTATTTATTACGGAAAGACCCCCGGAAAGTGCTTCACTTTGGGATGCAGTCAGACGTCAAGATACGCTGCTACTTGCGCACTTTCTAGACCCATCGGCTCCACTGTTATGGTTGGATGGAAGTGCTAAGTAGGGAAACCTACGGACCCGCTTCGCTTACCCCCTTAGACCCCTCTTTTAAAAGGGAAGAGTCAAAGAGAAACCGTAGGTTTCTTTTAATAATACGTTATTTGATAAATGTATTATTATTTATTTTTTACTTGTTTTTGTGCGTTTTCTGCCACCGCGTTTTATGGTTTTATTTTGTTTAACGCCTTGCAGTGCCCATCCAACAAGTTTCGGCACGGTTCTCTCTCCATTGTAGTATTCAACTTTACCACCTTTTTTTATCTTGTAGATTGTAGGATACCCACCTTGAACGGCAACCTCGGATCCATGTTTCTGGTTTAGCTCGTCTAATTTACCGGTTTCCGCGCTCTCAATGTCATCAGCAACCATCACTTTTTTTGCAACCTTTTTTGTCATTTGCTCCCAAGGTTTTACTAGATTAATACAGTGACCGCACCCGTGCATATACAGCTTTCCAACGACTGTTTGATCCATTATATATTTTATGGGTATATTATATTATGAATAAAAAAATAATTTTACTTTTATCATTGGTCGTATTTTTAGCAGGATTGTATTATTACACAACCATTGAATCCATGGATTCAATGACGCCTAAGGCTAAAGAAACCGACTGTCCCGATTTGTTGATTCGGAAAGGCAATACGCTTCTTTTATACAACACCAAATTGGGCGGTGATCCGATGCCATTCTACAATTTGGACGAGTATATCAACTATTTAGAAATCCAACGCAGGGCCGGAAACATATGTCCCGTCCTTTTCCTCCAATATGAGTCCACCACGCAAGGAACCGACGTATACAGGATGCGTCCAAGTCCCTTCGACTTGCAGGGCGGAACCCCGCCGAATATTGACCCCACGGTCTTTGGCAAACTGTCGTCCATTGACGGCAACCCCATCCAGGTTTTAGACGCAAACCGCGACGGAAAGTATAACCAAGGAATGTATGCGGGATTTGACCCCTATGGGCTTCATGTGGGGCAACGCACGGAACTGGATGTTGTGCACGAAAGCACCGCGAAAAAAGGTCCAGACAGTGAGAATCCGATGGATTTCAACTGGGGCGGGGTTCAGGTCACCGAGAACGCGGTCAGATCGGGAGCCTATGTGGACAGATATGTGAGCAAACCGCAGTATTTCACTCCGAAGACCACCTATTTGCCGGACATTTATGGAGCTGGGTCGAGACCGCCGAATGAGGTGCCGGATTTATTAAAGGCCCGGCCCGAGTAAGGGTGCCGACGGTTAAGGCACCCTCGCTCCAAAGACGGTCGGACGCGAAGCGTCCTTTCCCTTATGATCCCTCCCTTGTGAATAGTTTTTATAAAGGAAGGTTCAAAAGGAAACCTACGGTTTCCTTTAAAATTGAAATATTTTAACCGCGTTTTACGAAAAACATACTAACCCAACTCCAATTAATAACTAATTTTACTAATAAAATGTTTGCCCAATTTTACGAATACAACACTCACTCCATGGAGACCCGCTTCAAGGCCCAAATCGCAGAGTCATTCAATGCCCATTCGATGCGAACGCGAACCAAGTCTTTACAGCTGGAACAGATGTCCCTGAGCGATTTGGACACGATGTATCTTTTGCCTGAACCAAAGGTCTCCAGATGCGTCCTCGTCTTCGACACAGAAACCACGGGGCTTATCAACAAGTCATTGCTCCCATTGCAATATAAGGATCTAGCATTCCATCCTTATATTACTCAATTGTCCGCGGTTCTCTACGACGTGGATAATCAAAAGGTCAAAAAAGTATTCAACACTTATGTGAAAATTCCTGTTCACGTGGAAATCCCCGAAATCGTTCAGCAACTTACTGGCATTACTCGAGAGAAATGCGATTCGGGGATGGAAATCGGCGAGGCTTTGAGCGCCTTTTACAAGTTGTATTTGAAGTGCGATGCGATTGTCGCGCACAATATGTGGTTCGACAGCAAGATGATTCGCATTGAATGCATGCGGAACCGGTTTTCCGAAATGCGCGACATCTTTTATGAGAATGTCTCGACCAAGCCTATCAGTTGCACCATGATGGAAGGGATGAGATACTGCGGTCTTAACCGATTCGTCCGATTATCGGTTCTCTACGAATTGTTGTTCAAAGAAGACGCAAACCAGTTCGAACTGCACAATTCATTGGTGGACACCATGGTCTGTTTGCGATGCTACTTGAAAATATTCTGCGATAAAGAAATGAGCAATGCCGATTTTGCGAAAATGTTGAAATAAATAAATGATTAATACCTAAAGAGAAAATGTTGAAATAAATAAATGATTAATACCTAAAGAGAAAATGTTGAAATAAATAAATGATTAATACCTAAAGAGAAAATGAATAACCATACTAAATGAAGGTGATTATTGACGAACGAGAAACTTCTCTCTACGATTTATGTTTGAACAGTGAATTCTTGAACAAAGAAACCATTGTTTTGGAGAAACGCATGTTGCAACTCGGGGATATTTTATTTATGAGCGATGACGAGGCGACCACTTTTTTATGCATCGAGCGCAAGTCTCTCCCGGATCTATTGGCATCCATTAAGGACGGGCGATACACGGAGCAGTCCTACCGCTTAACCAATTGTTTCCCCAATCCCCACAATGTCGTTTATTTATTGGAAGGGATGCTCTCTACAGTCAAGGATAAGAAATTGGTGATTTCGTGCATCGCTTCTCTCAATTATTTCAAGGGGTTTTCGGTCCATCGGACTGTTTCTTTAGCAGAAACGGCCATGTACATTCTCTGCATGGCGGATAAGGTTGCGAGAGAAATAACCAAGGGCACAAAACCTTTTTTATTGGCAGAGAAACCCGCAGAATCCACGGACTATTGCGATGTTGTCAAAGTGTCCAAGAAGGCGAACATTACCAAGGAAAACATCGGTCAAATGATATTGATGCAAATCCCGGGAATTAGTTCGGCCATCTCGATCGAAATAATGAAACCGTTTGCAAACTTTCTGGAATTTGTGGACCGCATTCGTTCGGACCCAGAGTATTTATTGCAAATTAAGGTGAATGGACGCAAAATTGGGTCGAATGTTATCAAAGGAATTGACGAATTTATTTTGAATAAGTAATGAAAAAAATATCTGGAATATATATAATGCCGAGTAGTAAGAATAGAAGACAGAGACGTCAGAGACAAAGTCAGAGAAGACAAAGAAACCAGAGACAAAGAGGAGGAAATGAAGACCTGAAAACATTATTGATAAACGCTGAAAAAAAAAAAGTAAAAGATGCGGAAGAACTAATTACAGAATTGCAAAATCTTCCTGCTGATGTAGTGTCAGATAATACAGGGTCCGATGTTGCAAAGCCATTTACATTTGGTGAAACAAAGACACCTAAAGAGGGTGAAGGGTCCGCTGATGCAGGTGAAGGGTCCGCTGATGCAGGTGAAGGGTCCGCTGATGCAGGTGAAGGGTCCGCTGATGCAGGTGAAGGGTCCGCTGATGCAGGTGCAGGTGAAGGCGAGGAGGTTAATGTTATTACCGATGCCGAAGTAGATAAGGCTGAAGAAAAAGAAGAAAAAGAAATGCCTGGTGGTCGAAGAAAAAGTCGAAGAAGAAAACAGAGAAAGAACCGTAAAAGTCAGAGAAAACAAAGAAGGCGTTAAAAGCGCTTTTAACATCAACTGAATAAGTTGATTTTTATTCGTATTATGTGAATCATTTTCACATAATGTTGGGGGAAACGTAGTTTCCCCTAAAATTGATGTTTACCAAACAGAATAAACAAAAAGCATTAAATAAAATAACCAATTAATAAAATGTTAAAAAAAAAAATAGCAGTAGCAAAGTCGTTCCGTCTCTTCTACTTTGACGTCTTAAACGACGTTTTGGAACATCCTGCGTCATCCAGTGATGATGAAAAGGAGAAGAAGAAGAAGGGCGACGAAAAACAATTCCTCGTGCAAATGTACGGAATCAACGAGAAGGGTGAGACCTGTTCCATTATCGTGGACGATTTCGAGCCCTTCTTCTATATCAAGGTCGGCGACAACTGGGACCTCGGCAAAGTCAACACCATGGTTCGCGAAATCAAATCCGCAATCGGCGATTTCTACAAGGACTCCATCACCCATTTTGAGCTAGTAGATAGCCAGAAACTGTATGGATTCAGTGCAGGCAAGAAATCCAAATTTGTGAAACTGGTTTTCAAGAACACGGTGGTTTTCAACAAGGTCAAGAATCTGTGGTTCCAGCAGTTGCCCGACGGACAGCGTCGCGTAAAACCTTTCACACCCTATACGCAGTTATACGAGGCAAATTTGCCACCCCTTTTGCGGTTCTTCCATTTGACCAAGATTTTCCCCAATGGTTGGGTCATGGTTTCCACCCGGGCGCCACAGGCGCCCATTAAATCAACCACATGCACTTACGAATACGTTGCCTCGAAAACCCTGATCAAACCGCTCCCGGAAAAAGAAACGATTGTCCCTTACAAGATAATGAGTTTTGATATAGAGGCGGGCAGTAGTCACGGCGATTTCCCTTTGCCCAAGAAAACGTATAAACGCCTGGCCATCAATATCATGGATAATTACGACAAACTGGTTACAAACCCTGCGACCACGTTTAAACAAATGGTCTTGACCGCGTTTGGATACGATGCAGTGCATGGAATTGACCTGGTTTATCCCAAACAGGGTTCAATCAAAAAAGCATATGTGGAGGCATTGATTACCGAGGTTCTGCAGACACCATTCAACAATCTGGAAGCCAAGAATGCGGATGCATTGAAGATCTTAACCGTGGAGTCGATGTTCAGCAAATTACGACAAGCCGAAGGTGTTAATGAAGGTGCGAATGAAGGTGTTAACGAAGACTCGGATGACGAAGCTGAAGAAGAAGCTGTCGCTGACTCCGACGACGAAGATCACGTTGTTCACACGGTTAAGGGGTTAAAGGCCGCAAAAAACAACACCATCATTGATATTCTGTTGAATCACGATTACAGTCGCGACCAAAAGGTGGAATACATCGACCAAGTATTGACGGAAATGTTTCCACCATTGGAGGGCGACCCAGTGACAATGATTGGGTCCACTTTCCTGAATTACGGAAGCGCCGAGCCATATTTGAACCATTGCATTGTATTGGGTGGGTGTGCGCCGGTAGAAGGCGCGACCATTGAGGCTGTCCCCATCATTAATGGAAATAAGTTGGAGGCGGAGAAGACGGTGCTTCTCAAATGGGCGGAACTCGTCCAGCAGGAAAACCCCGACATCATTATCGGATACAACATTTTCGGTTTTGATTACGAGTTCTTGTTCCGCCGGGCGGAGGAAACCCATTGCGTCAATGAATTCCTGCAATTGTCCAGACGACGCAACGAATTTTGCGGAAAAAGGGACCGGAACGACCCTACCAATATCAGCATTGAAAACACCAAAATCGCGATTGCAAGTGGTGAATACGATTTGCGCTATGTCGTGATGAGCGGGCGACTCCAAGTCGATATGTACAGTTATTTCCGCCGAAATTTCAACCTCTCTTCATACAAGTTGGACGATGTGGCTTCGCAGAATATCAGCGACGATATAAAGAAAATCGCGAATGTCGAGCACCCCACGCTGGGCAAATGCACGGAACTGTATACCAAGAATTTGATTGGTTTGCACGCCGGAGATTTTATCCATATTGAAGTCAGTTCGTTCACTTCGGACTACTACATGGACGGCAAGAAATTCACGGTTTTAGCGATCGAAGAGAAAGACGGCTACAAAGTCCTGTTGATCGCGGACCACCATGCGGACATCATCGACAAAACCAAGAAACTCCGATGGGGAATGGCGAAGGACGACGTGTCGCCCCAGGATATTTTCCGAATGAGCAATGGTACCGATGCGGAAAGAGCGGTCGTTGCCAAATACTGTATTCAGGATTGCAATCTGGTACACCATTTGATGCGAAAAATCGACGTCTTGACCGAATACATGGAGATGTCGAATTTGTGTTCGGTGCCGATTAATTTCCTCGTGTTCCGAGGCCAGGGTATTAAGTTGACCAGTTTCGTCGCGAAGAAATGCATGGAGAAGGGATACTTGATGCCCGATTTGGAAAAGGGTAAAATGGACGGCGGATACGAAGGCGCCATTGTCTTGCCCCCTAAAACCAAGATTTACATTGATGAACCCGTCGCCTGCGTGGATTACTCGTCGCTGTATCCGTCCTCCATGATTAGCCAGAATTACTGCCATAGCAGTAAAGTGTGGGCGAAAGAATACGATTTGAACGGGAAACTGGTGAAGGAGGAGGGCGAGAAGGACCGAGCCGGCAACTACATTTACTATGGATTACCCAACTACGAATATGTAGAGGTGGAATTCGACACATTTGAGTGGCGCAGGAACCCGGAACGTCCGGCCGCGAAAGCGGTCAAGACCAAAGTGGGCAAACGTGTGGTTTGCTGGGCGCAATTACCGAACAACGAAAAGTCGGTGATGCCGTCCATTCTCATGGAGTTGCTGAAAGCGCGCGAGGACACCAAGAAGAAGGCGAAGAAAGCGGGCGATCCATTTATGGCGAATATATTGGATAAGCGCCAATTGGCTTACAAAGTCACTGCAAATTCGCTGTACGGTCAGTGCGGGGCGCGCACGTCCACCTTTTACGAGAAAGATGTGGCGGCGTCCACGACGGCGACAGGCAGAATGTCCATCACGTATGCGCGCCGAATCATCGAGGAAATTTACGCGAACCGGGTTTGCGAGACAAAGAACCATGGTATGGTTATGACCAATGCTGAGTATGTGTACGGGGACTCGGTCACCGAGTATACAATTGTTTATGTGCGCGTCGATGGTAAATATTTGAATATTGTCAAAATCAAAGATTTGGCGGAAAAATACGGGGAAGTCGGCAAAGACGGTAAAACTGCATGGCGAATGTGCCAGGAACCCGGGAAACAAACCAAAGAAGTGTGTGAAATGCAGGTAGGCGTGGAAACGTGGACCGATAAGGGCTGGACCAAACTCAATCGTGTGATACGCCATCCATTGGCTTCTCATAAAAAAATCATTCGTATTCAAACCCCCAGTGGCTGGGTGGACGTCACCGACGACCACTCGTTGCTATTGAAAGACGGCAAAGAGGTATCGCCCAAAGACGTGGGACTGTGGACCGAATTATTGCATCACGATTTGGATTTATCTACATGCGAGTTTTACAAAACGCGGAACTACGTTTCTGCAGAAGACTATTTGGATACGTATGTAAATGAAGTAGATTCATTGATTATCAACAATTCGATTGATGCTGCCTATGCATATTTGTTGTTACGGAGTCGCGGATTTTACGTGAAACAAAAAACCACTGGGACATCGCGAATGTCATACACTCTTACGTATCAAAAGACCCCATTTGACGAAGCGGAAACGGTCCGCGACATTGAAACCATAATGGGATACAACGGATATGTCTATGATTTAACAACGGAAAACCACCATTTCGCAGCGGGAATTGGTTCGCTCATTGTCCACAACACGGATTCCGTATTCTTCATATTCAACCTGACCGACAAAGACACCGGCCAAAAAATTGTAGGAAAAGACGCACTCGAAATCACAATTGAACTGGCACAAGAAGCCGCGCACTATTCCAGTATGTTTTTGAAACCACCGATGAACCTGGCTTACGAGAAAACGCTCATGCCATTTGCGTTGTTATCGAAGAAACGCTATGTGGGAATTTTGTACGAAGAAGACCCGAACAAAGGCAAACTCAAGTATATGGGATTGTCGCTGAAACGACGAGATTCGTGCGACTACCTCAAAGACACCTACGGCCAAATCATCAATCTAATTATGAGCGGACAATCGGTCCAGTCCGCAATCCAGTATTTGGACACTTCGCTCACGGATTTGATTAATGGGAATGTCCCGACAGACAAGCTGGCAATCACCAAATCATTGCGCAGTTATTACAAGAATCCGCAACAGATTGCGCACCGAGTTTTGGCGGACCGCATCGGACAAAGGGATCCTGGAAATATGCCGAAACCGGGTGACCGAATCAAGTTCTTGCACGTGGTGAATCAGAATAAGAAGGCGCTTCAAGGAGAGAAGATCGAAACACCGGAATTCATTTTGGATAATAAGTTGAAACTGGATTTTGGATTTTATGTGAGCAACCAGTTGATGAAACCGCTTTGCCAATTCTTAGGACTTGCATTGGAAGAAATGTGGAAAAACCAGAATAAAATGAGCGCGATTAAAAAGTACAAGGCAGATATTGTGAATTTGCAAAAGGAGTATCCCGATTTTGAGACATTCATTAAAAAGAAGGAGAAGTATTGTACGGACAGGGTGAAAGAATTGTTGTTTGACAAACATTTGATGCAAATCAATAACGACAAGAATGGATTGCGACCGATTACCAGCTTTTTTGGGAAAAAGTAAGAGAACTCGTCGTTCCCTTATGATCCCATACTAATAAAAACATTTGAATCAAGAACAATAAAAACACTTGAATCAACGATCAGAAAAGACCAAAAAAACAAGAATCAAAAAACAGCCCGTAAAAAAGAAAGATAACTTGAAAAATATTTTTATCATGCAGTCAAAAATATTTTAGATAAAAACAACCAAAAAACAAGAATCGAAAAACAGCCCGTAAAAAAGAAAGATAACTTGAAAAATTTTTTATCATGCAGTCAATAAAATATTTTAGAATCAATAATCCAAAAAAAGACCAAAAAACAAGAATCAAAAAACAGCCCGTAAAAAAGAAAGATAACTTGAAAAATTTTTTATCATGCAGTCAATAAAAAATATTTTGAAAAATTGGGGGTAAAAGAATTTATTTATTCTTTTTCTCTTGGTTTAAAACCAGCGTCCCCATAAAATAATCACTGATGTAGTATAATCCATAGTTTATATTTGGCGTTTCCGAATGATGTATTCTATGGTAAACATTTACACCGCTGTGTATATACATTGCCCATAATGAATACAACGAATAATAAATAAACCACGTCCATATATAGATTGGCATACCGAAATAACCAATAATATATGTGGGTATAACCACGCTGTATAAATCTCGCACAACTGCTTCTGCGCCGTTGGACGCAACCGCGCATCTGCTATTCGCAATATCAAATGGACATTCGTGGTGCATTTTTAAATGAGGAATTCGCAGAGAAGGTATTTTATGAACTACATAATGAATCAGTGTAAAAAAGATATCGTGTAGTATAAACATAAACAAAAATTGTAAACCCATTGCGCCGTAGCCAGGAAAAACCAACGTATATTGCATTGATTCGGGCACAACGGTTAACGACATATATACGGTAGCACCAAGAATATACAAATAGATTGTATCAATATTAAAAATAATAACATCATAAAAGATTTTATTATAAATAGTCGTGAACAAAAATTTAAAATAATAGTTATTGGTGACAAAATAAATTTTAAAGGTGTCAGAAATATAGGTTATGTAAGCAGAAATAA